AAATTACGTTTTGTGGGACATCCTGATGAGGAGTCAGGCGGGAGAAATCAAGAAGCCTGACAAGCTCAGTTTCTACAAGGACCAAATCTATCTCATTCGAGACGATCCCAACTTTGCCTACGATCCCGAACGCCCCGTGGTTCCTGTTTCAACCGAGCCATTCAATTGGGACGATGACACCCCGGCGCCGGCAGAACCACCGATGCAACCGGAGGAGGAACCGGAACGGGTGTGGGATGACGAAGAAGGCGAATGGGTGACGGCACCGGCGGCAGTGGCAACGCCGGACCCAGACCCGTGGGACGATGACCCATTCGCCCGCGGCGCGGTGGCGCCACCCTTGGCGGCAGAGCAGCCGGAACCGGAAGAAGAGCGCCGATGGGAAGACGAAGAATCAGACACCAATTGGGAGCCAGCCGGGGCAAGCCGTGGCGGCGACCCTTGGGACTTCCCGGCGGAATCGGAAGAAGACAGTAAAGACGAAGAAGAGGAAGAAGAGGAAGAAGAGGAACCAGAAAAGCCAAAGCCTAAAAAGCAAGGCAAGAAAAGCAAGAAGGGCCTGAATTTAGAAGATAGAAAGCGTTTGGAAGAAGCGGTGCGATTGGAGCGCCGAGCGCTTCGGGCAGGAATCACGCTAGGCGAAGCTTTTGGACCCATACGGCACCGGTGTTTATACTTGAACCCCATGAGACGCCCCATACACGAATCTGTTTTGAGTGGTCGCGGCATCCGAGTCAATCGGGAAGCCGGCACCATTGCCAACGTGAAGATCTTGGGCCTTGTCAGCGAGAATGGCAGGCAGTACCTTCCCGCGGCGATCCAAGCGGCAAAGAAGCTTTATGAAGGGGTCCATGTCAACATCGACCACCCGAAGGATAGCCCCGACCAACAGCGCAGCGCCTACGATAGGTTTGGCAAGCTCACCCGCATTCGATGGGTGGAAGGCGAAGGCCTCTATGGGGACCTGGTGTATTTGAAAACTCACCCCATGGCGGAACGGATCTGCGAAGCGGCGGAGCGCATGCCAGACGCATTCGGCATGAGTCACAACGCCCAGGGCGAAGGCGAAGAGAATAAGGACGGGGTGTTTGTGGTCTCCAAGATTGTGGAGGTACGGCACGTGGACCTTGTAGCAGACCCAGCAACAACCAAGAGCCTGAGCGAGTCAAAAATGCTTGAAGCTACCGCGGGCCCGTTTGCCAACAATTGGCCCCTCGAACCAGAACCAAAAAGCGAAACCCAGTACAAGATCAACAACAAGCGCTTTGATGAGCGTCACGTTTTCTTGACGAAAAACAAATGGGAACGCAAGGGCGACACATACGTAAACAAGTGGAACCCTAAGGCAAAGCTAACCGGCAAGGAAGTGATGCTTCTGCCCGATGATTCATGGGACGCATTAAAAGGAAAAATCACATCGGGATATATGGAAGCCGAATCATTTACGAAATATGACAAATGGAAAGCGGCGTGTCAGTCTAAGTATGGGGATTGCACATTTAAGCGAGATGGTGCGGCAGTCATCGCAACCGACAAGGCAGGCAAACAGGTTGGATCATTCAAGCCATCTAGCACCTACAACAGCGGCGGACAGGGCGCAGGCCCACCCGGTAAAGGTACCATGGAAGCCACAGGAGCAACGAAAATGGACACAGTCGAAATCGTCTCGCAATTGAAGGACCTGCTTGACCAGCTCGCCATGAGCTTGGGCGGCGAAGAAACGCCTTCCGAGGAAGCCTACGACGGCGAGGAAGAAAAGCCGGCGATGGAAGCCGAGGACGAGAAAACAGCCGTTGATGATGAAACAATTGAAGCGGACGGCGAAGGCTCCGAGATGGAAGAAGAGCCACCCGTGGAAAAGAAAAAGCCTTCCATGGAAGCCCGCCAAACCAAAGCCATCCGCAACGCTCGCAAGCTCTGCGAAGCGGTGGGTTTGAAACCTTCCCGCGACCTGCTCCAAGACCTTGCGAGCATGCCAAGGGAAACAGCAGCCCGCCAAGTTCAGCGCCTAGCGCTGGCTCAGAAGGCCCGGGCGCCCCGTAGCGGCAGCTACATGACGGAAGGACGCACCGGCACCGGCACCACCGACAGCAACAGCATTCCAACCGGGCCCGCATTGTTTACCTGGCTCGCCAACTAACACAAACAACCAAAGGGAGTTTCGACCATGGGAGCATTTGCAGGATCACGATTCAGTCAGCCCACCATGACGCGCACGGTGGTATATGCAGCCAAGGGCGGCATTGCCATTGGCGTGGGCGATTTGCTTTACCTCGATTCCGGCGACGGTTACGCCAAGCCGCTCAGTTCCAAAGTAGCTAGCGGCGTGGTTAACACCGACCAAGTGTTTGTACACGATAATTTTGTAGGCGTGGCACGAAGCGGTAGGATTGCAGCGCAAACCGCAGACGGCACCGTCACGGTTGAAACCGATTGCATCTATGATGCCGATTGTGCCAGCCAAACATGGGTAGCGGGCGCGCTTGTTACTGGTTTCAGCACCGGGACAGCAGCAGCCGGCGCAATCTCCGACCAGAAGATTGACGCCACATCCTTGACCACCGAAGCCATCGGCGTGGTTACCGGGAACTATGCCAGCGCCACCACAACGGTACGGTGCAGAATCTACGGCAAAGCGGCCCGCCAAGTATTTTGATTTACAATAGAACCAACGGAGTGCAGCTATGAATCCTGTTAAGATCCGAAGCCTCTTTGAATCTCGCTCAAAACAGAGCAATGGCCGGTGGCGTTTCCTTACGGAAATGAAACAAGGCTTGGGCTTATGCGACGCCAACGGCAACGACCACCGGGATCTTGCAGGCAACCGCATTTTGAAAGAGCGAGCCCTTCGCCCCGAATCTTTCAGCCTTTCGGAATTGGCGGAAGGCATCGTTGGGCCATCGTGGCGCAGCCTGTTTGCACCGGACAGCCAGGCCTTGAACCGGTACACCACAGCCCGCGCCTTGCTCGACACCGGCGACCCGCGGAACCTGCTTGAGAATACCGGCGTGGGTATCGATCCAACCGCATTCTTGAATATCAACACGTTTACCAGTGTTGTTGGTGGGCTTGTTGAAGTAAAGATCCTCGAGGCATTTAGCAACCCGTCTTTGATTGCTGATAAGCTTATGCCCGCGGAACCCACCAAGCTCAACGGACAGAAAATCATCGGCATCGCCCGGATCGGCGACAAGGCCAAGGAACGCAAACCTGGAGAGCCTCACCCACGCGCCCAGTTTGGCGAAAAATGGGTGCAGACACCAGAAACCGCAGAATATGCCTTGGCGGTTGAAGTGTCCAAGGAAGCCGTCTTCTATGACCTTTCCGGGCAGGTATTGCAATCCGCGGCGGCAGTCGGTGACGAAATCGCATACCGAAAAGAGCTGCGCGTTATTGACCTGTTCATTGGCGCCACCAACTCATTCAACTGGAGCGGCACCGGGTACAACACCTACCAGACCAGCCGGACCCTTGGCTATCTGAATGACCTTTCCAACCCGCTCACCGACTGGACAGCCATTCAAGCGGCCATGATGCTATTCATGCGACAGGAAGACCCAAACACCGGCAAACGTATTCTCACGAAGCCCGACACCATCGTGGTGAATCCGGCACGCATCGCAACGGCAAACCTGATTATGGCAGCAACCAGCACCGAGCGCAGAACCGGCGCTGGCGCAACCACCCCGCAGACAACCAGCAACCCCTTGAACGTTTCGGTGAGCCCCGGCGCACCGTACACGGGCATGGAGATTATCACCTCCCCATTGCTTGAACAGCGTTGCATTGCAGCCGACGGCTTGAACATCTCGCAAGCCAACGCAGACGATTATTGGTGGGCCTTTGAATCCGGCAAGGCCTTCCGCTATATGCAGAACTACCCCTTGTCGGTTTCGCAAGCGGCGCCGAACCAATACGAAATGCTGGACCGCGGCATCGTGGCGGCTTACTTCGCCAACGAGAGGGGCGTACCATCCGTGTGGAGCCCTTGGCACATTGTCAGGAATAAGAACTAATGAGCGCAGTACCAGCGAAGCAACCCAAGCAAGCACCGGCGGCAGAAGCGGCCCCGGTGCTTCGCATTTACGAAGTCTCCGGACAGTTTACACCGCGGCGCCTAGTGGAAGCCTTCAACACCGTAGACGCCAAGCGGCGCTATTGCGACATGTACAGCCTCGCTCATTCGCGCCCCATTGTTGTGGTGGAGCCTGACAATGCCAACACCGGCGGATGACATCGGCGCAGCCATCGCAAACGTGGCGGCGCAGATCCGAGAGATAACAACCCAGCCCAAGCCCGATTATTCGGTGGGCGGCCAGTCGATATCGTGGGGCAGCTACCTTTCAATGCTTACCGAGCAATTGCAGAAATTGCAATCGGCACAGCAGAGCCTAGCGGGCCCGTTCCAGAAGGTTACACGGATGCGGCCAATATGAAGACGGCCATCATCGACATAACGGCAGCCGGAAACAATGTGATCTTGTCGGGAATTCCCGGCAAGAGGTTTCGCGTTTATGCCTATATTCTATTTTCATCAGCAAACAATTATTTCATATGGAAGTCTGGTTCCACCGCATTAAGCGGACAGATGCACATGGCGGCATCAAGTAACGCGGCAATTCATTTGGGCGACAATTGGCCCTCGGGTGGAATGCCAGTGCTTCAGACGGCAGTAGGCGAAGATTTGGTCCTATATATGCTCAATGCCCAAGTAGGCGGCGGGCATATCACCTACGGGGAGGTTTTGGCGTGAACCTTTCCATCGGCGTGGCCCAAGCATTTGCGGCGCTTACCGGACCTGGCGGCAGGCCCACCGAAGAAATGGACCAACGGCAGGCTAGCAAATTGGCCCGCGCCGCGGTTTACCTGATGAGTCAACACCAGCGGCGTTTGAACAAGCCGGCGCCGGCAGTGCGCGCCAACGGCAGGGTACGGTATACCGGCGCCTCGCGGCCCGGCGAGTACCCAAACAAGCGCACCGGATTCTTGCAAGCCAATGTGACCTTCGCCCCGACAGATATTGCGGGCATCATTGCGGCGGGCAGGGTGCGCGTAGGACTCAGGCGGAACGCCTTTTATGGTGCGGTGCTTGAGGTACGATACCGGCGCCTTGGGCTCAAAGATACGCTACAAGACTTGCTCCCGCAGCTTCAAGCGATTACCGGGCAGGGGCTACAATACCAGGTAACAGATTCTTTCATTAACTAGGGGAGGTTTCGACCATGGCAAGCCTGATTTACAATTCATGCCTTGATGATACGGTACGCGGTTCAATTGATTTTGATACCGATACCTTCAAGATGATTTTGGTGACCAGTTCCTACACCGCGGCCAAAACTCACGCCAAGCGTAGCGACGTGACCAACGAAGTAACGGGCACCGGATACACCACCGGCGGCAACGCAGCGGCGGTGACGGCAACCAAGGACAATACAAACAACCGCGAAGACATCACCTTCGCCATCACGTCTTGGACTACGGCCACCATCACGGCCCGCGCCGGTGTGATTTACAAGTCTCGCGGCGGCCTTGCAAGCGCCGACGAATTGGTGGCGTATGTTGATTTTGGTACCGACGTGACCAGCACCGCCGGCACGTTTTCGGTGACGATCTCAAGCCCGCTACGCTTCCAAAACTAATATGACAACCTGCGTGATTGTTGCAGGAACCTACCGCGCCGGCACTTCATTGTTGGCGCGGTTTCTGCATGAATCCGGGGCCGACATGAACCCGGTGCCCGTCCAATCCGATTGGCCGGGGTGGCACCCTAGCGGCAGCTACAAGGACAGGATTCTTGACGGTGAAGGGTTTGCCGGGTGGGATGCTTACTTCGCAACCCGGCCCATGCCGGAAGTGTGGGGCATTAAGAGCCACCGGCTTCTATTTATTCCCGGCATGATGGAATCATTCGTTGAATCCTGCCCGGTGGATCGCAAGGTTTTGGTGTGGACCACCCGAGTCATTGAAACTACGGTAACATCTTATTCAACCCTGCGACATGACCTTTCCAGTGAAGAAGCGCGAGAGATAATCACCAGCCAAGTGGCAACCTTGGAGAGCCTGTTTCAAGCCTGGCCCGAGGCGGATAGAATGAAGGTAGAGTTTCCGGCAACAGCGATTGACCCGGCAGGACAATTGCAGGCGGTTACAGATTTGATCGGCTTGCCATTTAACGAGCAAGCCTTGGCCCATATTCGAGCCGATATACCGAAGTGGGGCTAATCCGTGGCACTCATTCACTATTACAAATTTAACGGCAACCTATACGACAGTATCGGCGCGTTTGATTTATTGGCCGATTTTGGAACGACAACCTATACCACCGGTAAGCTAGGCGGCAGCACCGGAGCGGTTACTTCCGCCTTGGCGTCTATGTACGTTTTTGGTTGTACCGGCACAGGCGGGGCGGCAAGCGGATTTTTGGCCGCAGATACCACCG